ACCCTTTAAAGAGGTTTATTTCCACGAAATACAGGTAGATGGTAAATGGATTAAATTATACGATCCAAAACAAGAAGGTAAACGTTCACCATTAAATGAAGTTTACGAAGGATTAATGATGACTGGGGTTGAATCTGACAAAGAATTAGCTCGTCAATATCGTTCTCGTAAGTTCTACATTGTGAAAGTAATTGACCGTGACCACGAACAAGACGGGGTTAAATTTTGGAGATTTAAACACAACGCTAAAGGTGAAGGTGTTTTAGATAAAATCTTCCCTATCTTTAAAAACAAAGGAGACGTTACTGACATTGAAAAAGGTCGTGATATGATTCTTTCGTTAACATTAACAAAATCAGGAACAGGTAAAGAGTACACATCTATTAATTCTGTAATCCCTGATGATATGACCCCATTACACGAAAATCAAGACATTGCTAAAACTTGGATTGATGATGAGTTAACTTGGTCTGACGTTTATTCTAAGAAAGGTGAAGACTACTTAGAAATGATTGCAAAAGGTGAAGTTCCACGTTGGGATAACGATTCTAAAAAATGGGTTTCTAACTCATCTTCAGATGAAACTATCGGGGTATCTAAACCATCTACACCAGTTATTGACCCACAAGTTAATGACGATGCTGATGAGGACTTACCGTTCTAATCAAATATTTTTACTCAGATTTACATAGACACGAACATAGACATCGTGTCTATGTTGTCTAAAATTCACTCTTAAAAAAACAATCAATGGCAATCAAAAAGAACGATTTCAGTTCAATTAAAAAGAAATTCTCAAAAGAGGCGGAATACAAACCAGACCGATTTTTTGATTTAGGTGATGCATTTTTAGATGCAACGGGTATTCCAGGACCCGCAATTGGACATATCAATATGTACTTAGGTCATAGTGATACCGGTAAAACTACCGCTCTTGTTAAAGCCGCTGTAGATGCTCAAAGAAAAGGTGTACTTCCTGTATTCATCATTACTGAACAGAAATGGAGTTGGGACCACGCACAATTAATGGGTTTTGATAAAGAAGGGGATTTCTATTTATTTAATAGTGATTTCGAATATATCGAACAAATTACAGCATTTATCAATGAAGTGTTAGATGCTCAAGAAAAAGGTGAAATACCTCACGACATCCTATTCTTATGGGATTCTGTAGGTTCGGTTCCTTGTAAAATGACATTTGAAGGAAAAGGTGGTAAACAACACAACGCATCTGTATTATCAGATAAAATTGGAATGGGTATCAACCAACGTATTTCAGGTTCAAGAAGAACGGACAAACCTTACACAAATACTTTAATTATTGTTAACCAACCTTGGGTAGAATTACCTGACAATCCTTTTGGACAACCAAAAATTAAGGCAAAAGGTGGGGAAGCAATTTGGTTAAACTCTACTTTGGTTTTCTTATTCGGAAATCAAAAAGGAGCAGGAACCACAAAAATCAAAATCACAAGAAACAAACGTGATGTTAACTTCGCAAGTAGAACTAAGATTTCTATTATGAAGAATCACGTAAATGGTATTGGTTTCGCAGATGGAAAGATAATGGTAACACCTCACGGATTTATGAAAGCAAAAGAATCAGCTGAGGAAAAAATATCAATCCAAGAATATGCAAAAGAAAATTTAGATTACATTAGTAAACTATTCGGTGAGAAAGTAACTGATGTTAGTGAGTTGGGATTCAAAACAGAAATCTCGTCAGATGATGACGAATAAATTAAATTAAATGTCAGTTTTATTAGTTGATGGAGACAATCTACTCACAATTGGTTTCTATGGCCTTAAGAATCACTTCTATAAGGGTCATCATATCGGAGCCATATATCACTTTGTTAATACTCTTAGAAGATCGTTTGAGACATACCATTTAGATAAAATCGTTGTCTTTTGGGATGGAGAAAATGGGTCAGAGTCAAGAAGAAAAATTTACCATCTTTATAAGGAAAATAGAAAATCGAGACAAAGAAGTGAAGAGGAGTTAAACTCATATCAATATCAAAAACAAAGAGTAAAACAATATTTAGAAGAAATTTTCGTAAGACAGGGTGAATTTGAGTTTTGTGAGGCAGACGATTGTATCGCTTTCTATTCTCAAAATTCCCCTAACGAAAAGAAGATTATTTACTCGGGAGACGGAGATTTAACCCAACTTGTTTCGGATAATACTCAAATCTACAATCCTTCACATCAAAAAATTTATAAACAAAACGATATGATTGTTTATAATCACGAAGAAATTAGAATAGAAAACGTAACATTAGTTAAAATGTTATGTGGTGACCCATCTGATAATATTTCAGGTATTAAAAATATGGGAATAAAACGACTTCTAACCTTGTTTCCTGAAATAAAAGATGTACCTTTAACCCTTGAGGATATTAGAAAGAAAACCGACCTACTATTTGAAAACGATAGAGATAATTGGTTAATAAAAAATCTACTAACGGGGGTTACAAAACACGGGGTATTCGGAGAAGAGTTTTATGATATAAACAAAAGAATCGTAAGTTTAGATGAACCATTTTTAACGGATGATGCAAGAGAAACTATCACTTCCCTTATTAATGATAATTTAGACCCAGAAGGTAGGTCTTATAAAAACACTATGAAAATGATGATGGAGGACGGACTCTTCCAATTGTTACCCAAATCGGATGACGCTTGGATTAACTTCTTCAACCCATTTCTTAGATTAACAAGAAAAGAAAAAAATAAAAGAACGATTAAAATTAAAAACAATTATGAGTAACTATCAACAAGAAATCACAAAATTTGAGTTTTTACTTAGTTTAGGTGGAAACATTGTGTGTCAAAGATTTTTCAATGTAAAAGATCACGTACCTCAAGCGAGAAGATCTATGGATTTACATTATTATATTAAAAATATTTGTGACGAAATAAGTGATGATTTGAAAATGAAAACTTCCGATTATCTATCCGATAATCAAAATTATTTCCTGAATTCCGAAGTTGTGGAAGATGAGAATGAAAAAGAAAAAGAACACTTTTTACTTGAAATTAAGTTGGGCGACGACGTATTTATTTCTAGGATATTTCCAGCGTACTACTTTCATCCGAAAGTAAGGTACACTGTTGATATTCGTCCAAATTTAAAAAGATTTTTATCGGAATTAACCGATATTTTATCTTCAGAAGATTTGGAAACAGTATATTTGCAGTATCAACTTTAATAAACACACACAAAACAAATTATGCAACAAGAAATAAACTTCGGTTTTTTAGGTTTCTCTTTTCAACAATCGTTAATCAAAGCGGTTGTTGAAGAGAAGAAATTTGGGGAAACCATAATTGACTTTTTAGATAGTAAATATTTCGATAACAACTCGTTTAGATACATCGTAGAAAACATTCGCGAGTTATATAAAGATTATGGTAAGTTACCAGACTACCATACGTTATCACAAAAAATGATGTCTGAGTCGGGATCTAAAGATGTTAATAGAGTACACTTAGATACTTTACAAAATATTAAAGATGATGATAAAGACAGTGCCTTCGTAAAGGACACAGCACTTAATTTTTGTAAACAACAAAATCTTAAAAGAGAATTAAAAAACGTTAATAGTATCATCGAAAGTGGTGCATTCGAATCTTACAATAAGATTGAAGAAATCATCAAGAGAGCTTTACAAGTTGGAGTTAATGATGATGAGGCGGTTGATGTATTCGAAGATATTGATGCGGCGTTAGAAGAGAATTTTAGATTACCAATCCCAACAGGTATTAACGGAATCGACAACTTATTAAAAGGTGGATTAGGTCGTGGAGAATTAGGAGTGGTATTGGCACCGACAGGTACGGGTAAAACAACTTTACTTACAAAATTTGCCAACACCGCATATAATCAAGGTTATAATGTGGTTCAAATATTTTTTGAGGATAACCCTGGTAACATTAAAAGAAAACATTACACTATATGGTCAGGTATTGCACCTGACGACCAACCATCAAACTCTGATGAGGTAAAGAAATTAGTGAAGGAGGCGGAAGAAAGATCGGCGGGAGCATTAAAATTAATGAAATTCCCATCTGATAACATTACCGTTTCACAAATTAAAAATATTGTTAGAAAAATGAAATCTGACGGTTTTAAAATCGATTTACTTCTTATCGATTACGTGGATTGTATTTCAACTGACAAAAGTGCGAACGGTGAAGAATGGAAAGGTGAGGGTTCAATTATGAGAAGTTTAGAAGCTATGACAAGTGAATTTGATATTGCAATTTGGACCGCAACTCAAGGTAACAGAGAATCAATTTCTTCAGAAGTTGTAACTGGTGACCAAATGGGTGGGTCAATCAAAAAGGCTCAAATTGCTCACGTTATTATGTCTATTGGTAAATCATTAGAACAAAAAGACCAAAACTTGGCAACATTATCACTTCTTAAATCTCGTATTGGTCGAGACGGAGTTGTATTTAACAATTGTAAGTTTAACAATGAGTATTTAGTAATTGATACCGAAACTCAAAATACATTATTAGGTATTGAACAACAAAAAGTTGAGACAAACAAAAACAGAGCCGCAGACGCATTCTTAAGAAGACAAGAATTACTTAACAACAAATAAACAAATATAATATGACGGAGAGAATCTTACAAGACAATCCTGGACGTTTTGTCCTTTTTCCTATCGAACACCACGATTTATGGAAATTTTATAAACAATCAGAGGCGTCTTTTTGGACTGCAGAAGAAATTGACTTAGGTCAAGATGTGACAGATTGGGAAAATAAATTGAACGAAGATGAGAAACATTTCGTTAAACACGTTTTAGCGTTTTTCGCGGCGTCTGATGGTATTGTAAATGAAAATTTAGCAATTAATTTCCATAATGAAGTACAATATACTGAAGCTAAATTCTTCTATGGTTTTCAAATTATGATGGAAAACATTCATAGTGAAACATACTCACTTTTGATTGATACCTTAGTAAAAGATAAAGAAGAACAAACATACCTTTTCAATGCGGTTGATACAATACCTGCAGTTAAAAAGAAGGCGGATTGGGCTTTGAAGTGGATTAATTCAGATTCATTTATAGAACGAA